CGCTAACCACAAGGAGTGTGATCTTTCACGCTCCTTTTTTGCCTGTATCGCCTCATCCACCTATTTGCTTTAGCGCCGGGGTAAATGTGTTATCATTTTAGACTAATGTCATAGGAGCATCTGACTCCTTCAGAGCCGCATACGCATACAAGCTGCTCCGGCTCTCCAAATATCCTCAGCTTAATGCAATAGTCATCCACACCAATGAAACTACCAGCCATAATTGTCTTGATGCCCTGTATGGTATCAATCTTGTTATGGTGGCGATGTCCAGAGAGGATTGCATAAACATTCTGGCCAGACATGGAGGCAACTGACTGAACCTTTGATGTGCTGCTTTCGTAGTCCCCGTGTACCCCCAGATATATCTTGCCGCGCACATCAATAAGATACATTGTTTCATCTATCTTATCTCCGGCACCGATAGTAACATTCTGGAAGTTCTGCAATCTAGCTCCGAGATACCACTCAATCAGGTCGTCGAGCCGCTCATCCTTGAGAGCCCTATCCTTAGTGTCGATGCGGCTATGATTTCCAGCAACGCTAACGAACTGCACACTCGCAAAATATTTGCTCAACTCGGCAAGAAACTCTGCAATCATCTCAGAAACGCCAGTGATTTGTTCAATCACATTTTCTTTATTAGTGACCGCTATAGTATGATGAATTGAGCCGTTAATTAAATCGCCATTTGCCCACACGATACAGTTTTCGCTACCGTGCATCTTACCAATAGAAACAATGCGATTGATGTATTTGCACATCATTTCACCACAGATATCGGAGTTATATGTATTCCAGTAGTTATTGATGTCAGCGCCAAAATGTATGTCGTTCAGACTGACAAGCAAGTCATTGTCTGAACAGATGGGTTCATGCGGCTCATAGTTTAACGACGGCAGGTTACCTTCTTTGACAACAGAGAAGATAATATCGTTTAATTCCTCTTGCCGAGAACGCTCACGAATTAATTTGTTAAACGCACTGCGCTGGTCAAAGAACCTCTGCCGCTCTTTCTGGAGCTCAATCTTTTTCTCATCGAGAACAGATAACATGTCCTCGTCAGAGATGGATGACTCACCATCGCGCTCGATAGCCTCGACGATTGCCCTCATGCCGTACATCCGTTTCCGCACTTCTGAGGAGTTAAAGCAGTTGCCCTCACCAAACAGACGCTCACTAAGTTCTTCGTAATCATCGTCGATGGTTCGGTCAACAAGCTTGCCAACAACGATGTCACGCATCTCTTTATAGCTTGCTGTTATGGCGATAAGTCACACTCCCTTTCCATATTCTTTTTGGTTTCGTAGATTTCTGAGTAGCCGCATAGCCGAAGCATCTTCCGTCATGTAGTAGCGATAAAGTTTTGAACGGTTCTTCGTGGTGCGAACGATATGTGTCTTCGGAAATTTTGTGCTTATGGTCTCTTTTTCATTTTGAGTGATTGCTATCAAGTGTTTCCTTCCTTTGCTACTTAAAGATTGTGTGATTGTGGCATAAATAATCGAACGATAAACGTTGACAATACCGTTCGATTTGAGTATAATGTAATTGAAACAGAAAATACTAAGTAATGTCCGATGTCAGAAAGGAGTTGTACCATGTTAGTTACTGCCACTGAGTTCAAAAGCAACATCGGTAAATATCTCGCGCTCGTCGCGGAGCAGGATATTTTCATCACAAAGAATGGTAAAAGTGTTGCTAAACTCTCCAGCACTAAACAAAACAAAGTTGATATCGCAAAATCCCTGTTTGGGATTATTCCGAATGATGGAGCCACTTTAGAACAAGTCAGAGAGGAGCGGCTCTCTCGCTATGAAACTACTGATTGACACGAATATTATTCTTGATGCGCTGATGAATCGTGAGCCGTGGGCAAAGCCAGCGCAGGAAATCATACTCGCTGTTGCCGAGGAGAAAGCCGAAGGCTGTGCCACCGCCAGTTCATTCACCGACATCCACTATCTTCTGCGTAAGCATCTAAGGGATAAGGAGCGGACAAAGCAAGCCCTTCTTGGTTTGCTTACGGTGGTCAACATCCTGGATGTGACCGGCTTAGATTGCGAAAAAGCCTTTGACTTGCCCATGTCTGATTATGAAGATGCCCTGCTTGCGCATTGCGGTAAGCGACATAAGGTTGATAGAATCATCACACGCAACTTAAAGCATTTTGAAGGCTCTCCGGTCGAAGCAGTCTTGCCTGAAGAAATCCTGAAAAGTCTGTGACATGGGCTTAGTATTTTAGTCACAGAATTCAAAACGGTAGCCTTGGCAGGTGCATGGACGGCCACGCCGGTCTATGTTGTGTATTGCGTGACGAATAGACGATGGTGATACCATCAGCGCTTCTGCCGCTTCATTTATGCTATTAAATTCCTCACCGGTTTCCAGAGTTGGCGGCCAAACCCATGGCGGCACGCTTGCTACACGAACGCGTTTAGCCATTCCGGGAGTGACCCCGAGCCTACGTTTTTCCAGCCGGTTTGCGAACCGCTCATCTTCTGTGTACTCCCGCGTATCTTCTACGCGGACTCGCTTGAAATCGGGAAGTATAAAATCGCCTAAGCCCTGCAACTTCGGAAGACGTGCGTTGTAACCACCGCTCTTGCGGTAAGTTTTCCATTTCCGAATAAGCGCCGCTTCCGTCAAGAGTGCGGCTTCCTTGTTTAGTCCATCGAATAGAATGTAGTGCCGCACGTTATTCCAACCGAATTGGCATATGGCGCTAAACATTGCGGTCTGGTTTTCGTAACCAAAGCCGCCATCCCATCGTGTTCTGGTATCGTTACGCGTGCAACCAACATACTTTTTACCGTCTGGGAAAACGTGAAGATATACCTTGTAGTTTTCGCTCACAAAAACACTCCTCTTATTCAATTAAAAACTGCTCTTTCCTACCTGCTTTTTGCACGTATCATCATGCCCTGTACCACTTGCGGCGCAAGTGGTACAGGGGTGTTCTATTTTCAAACATCGTTTGAACTTACGCCTGTTTTTTGTCGGTGCGACGACGCATGACCGATTCAACAGACTTCTTGACATACATCTCGGCGGCACAATCGGAGCAATACCGGTGTTTATTGTTTTGCTTCTTGATTGTCAAACCGCACTGGGCGCATTGTAAATATGACTCGCCGCAATACTGAAGGTATTGGTTGCCTAAGTTCCTGAAATCAGATATATGTAATACGGTTTGGCTATCCGGTGTCATAAACAAAACCTGTATGCTTAAGCTGTCAACCTTTTTACTAAACCGAATTATCCCAGCCTCCCTCATATCATGTAGTATCAAACTCTGCCGGCGGATAGATGTATTTATGTTTGCCATCTTCATGATTTCTTTATCCGGCGTATTTATCCATCCGTTACTCTTGGGATTAGCTAAGCACCAATACTTCGCCATACACAAGAGAACAAAAGCAAGTCTGCGCGGTTGTCTGCCCGGGAGAGATTCAATAACACGAAGTTCGTCCTCGGTGATTTCGACGCCGACTATATCAATAAGCGGATACTTGTCCACACTCCTCGCCAAGCCGTCCAACCTATCAGACCACTTCACGAGAGAAGCACCCGGGTCACATTGTAATAGATAATCATCGAGTTTATCCCTCACCTCACGCTTTTTGTACCCCTCGACTTGATGGTAATAACGCGCTACTCGACTCAGCGTCTCCGTTGGCTTTCTTCCAAGCTGTCGGTTTGCGATAGCTTTTTCAGCCCACTCCTTTTCATTAAGCACAATGCTCATTCACTCACTCCAATCTCTTTTTGAATAAACGAAAATCTATTCCCGCCAAACTCAATATCCCCATTAGGGTCTAAGCTTGGAAAGTGGATAAGATTATCGTTTTTCTGTAAGAGATTGCCGATAATTTCCTCCCCACACATACTCCACACAAACTGTTTTGTGCAGCTTTTCTGATAGCAAACATCGAGTAATATATCACATAGACATTCGGCATTAGAGCAGATTGCATTACAAGCAGCGCGAAACTCTTCTTGCATTGCGTGCATACTCACTATTGCCTCATCGCTATCTATGCGTTCTCTGCTTGCGAAGACCTTATAGTCGCGCAATCTGCGATTAAATTCCTCAAGAAGTTTGGATATCGCCGTGAGCTGAGTCCTGCTATACTCTGAGTTGCCCTTCATAATTGTGTAGTCGAATTGCGTCGCTGCATTATGCCTACCAACGTATCCGTCAAACTCCTCCTCGAACCTGCGGCAAATACGGTTAATTACACAGCCGCTAGTACCAACCGGCATCCTGCTCTTGTAATACTGTATAAAATCCTGCTCCCGCTTATTAAGCCCATCTGGATATTTTTCTAGCATCTCAGTGATAGACATGTTAAATTCGCGCTGGGCTTTCTTATCGGAATTTTTTATGTATGCATTGTATCGCTTCATTAAATCCGGGTAGATGTATCGCATGAAGTACGGCTTCTTATCGGCAAGTAGGGATAAGTATAGCCTGCGTTTCTCTACATCTTCGATGCGTGCGGCACTATGCCGGTCATGCCACTCTCTGGGCATTGGTTTTGCGATAATGCCCTTTGCTTTATCTATCGCGTTCTGCTGAAAGAGCTGCCCGCACTTGATGCGATAGTCAAGTATGCGATATTCTTCATCGCCAGCACTATATCTCGACTGCACCTCAAACATAGACGTAATCCTATTTGTGGTCTTGCCGATATCATCACCGAAGCTGTCGATGTTCGCCTTGATAAAATCTTCCTCATTGACGATTTTCTTCTGCGCCTTGCGCTGCACGCATAGTAAGGCAGGTAGTGGACGTAGATTATCAACAAGCACACGATTGTCGGTAAGCATCACGAGATCTCCGTCTTTATCCATACCATTCAAGGCATGTGCAGCGGTATCCCATGAATTGAATATAGTACAGGTGTCCATATATTGATACCAATATCTGGCTATTGGAGAGCGGTTTATCTTAACATCTCGGATATTATTATGACATGTCATCGGCGCCCTGAAGCAAGCAAGCTTGTTTGCGCCGTTTTTTATCCAATATGCGTTATAAATCTCTCCGGCTTTCAGCAATCCGGTCACTTCCATCTCAAAGATACTTTGGCATAACGAATATGGGTCTCCGGACACCACAGAGTAATTTCCATGAACCTTTATTACCCCGACCTTAGCTTCGTTAATGCGGTTCTTTATAAGCTGAAAGATCTTGCTCTGAATATATGGATCGTGCAACATTCGCTTATCAACCATCAGCGCCTTCGCAAAATCGTCTTCGATTTTATCCACATTTTGTTCGTTCAACCCAGCGCCCTTCAAAAACAGTACGGTCTTCTGGTAATCGGCAAAAAGGATTTCTTTTATCTCCGTCATGGTGGGCTCTATCAATTCTTCGATATCTTCATCGCTCAGGTCGTAACTCTGGATAAACTGGTAGTTGAGATTGCGTTCGTTTTCCAGTACCCTCGGACACACTTTAGCGATGCCGAACTGATATTCGTTTTCCTTGCAGCAACTAAGGTAATCCTCAAGGCTGCTATAGCTATCCCAAAGCTTTAGCATGGATGTGGTCAA